TGCATCAGTTTAACGTGTAAGCCTTTGCTACCAAAGGACAGAACAGGCATTTTTGCGGAAACTTCACAAAAATCGTCTTTAGAATCGTCTTTGGTAGGGGCATTAACTTCCTTACCAAGCAAAGCCTTGAATCTGTCGGACATGGCTTTGTCGCCATCCAGATTGCCAGCGTAGCCGTCCATATGCGCGTGGTCGGTGTACTGCCAGATATCGCAATCCTGTTTGGGAGGATTGTTAGACCATTGAGCAACCCAGACATACACTTCGCCAAGGTCATGCGGAGATACTTTCGCCCACAGTTGACCCGCAGAGCCATACACGCCAGCCTTGTAGCCGCCCAAACGAATCACATTGCAGAATGCCGCAATCACAGCGGTTAACTGACTGTCGGGAAGTGCAAGCTGCTCATGGGCTTCAACATCGATGTACACGCCAAGGGGGCAAGGTCTGCCATCGAGCAACGACAAAGCCTTTTCCGCTTCTTGCTCTGCCATTTGCACAGTAGTTGCGCGGGAGAAAACGTAAGCGCCGATAGGTACTTTAGCTTGCGTGTAAAAAGCATCAAAGCACGGGTCTATCCACGTTCTCCCCTCGCTGAGTTTGAGGATAGCAAAGTCAATGTCCAGCGCCACAAGGTTGAGGTTGCTTTGCCAAGACGAAATATCAATGCCGTTCACTTGTTAGCCTCCATCAATGCCGCTACCCACATTCCGATTGCCGCAGACAGCGGGACGATCCAAAGAAGATGCCACCACATATCACACCTCTTTGATAAACACCAGCTTGACGGTGCAATTAGTCACCACATTGTCACCGCTACTTCTGTTATTGCGGAGGAACACATAGTTTTTGTTGACGGTTGCGGTCAGCCATGACATATTATCCTCGCCGCTGTTGATGTTACTAAGCACCGTTGCCGCAACAAGGACATAGCCTGTCGGGACAAGAGAGGTTATGTTTGCGTAGGCAACACCGCCGCCGCTGACTGTAACAGGGGAGGTCGATGGGTTAGTCTGCCATACAGGAGTTGTGTTGATCGTCTGGAACAGAATGGCAGGTTTCGGGACGATAGTGCCGCTTGCCATTAGCCCACCACCCGATTGTCAATGGCCTGTGAAGCAATGCACACGCCGTTTTCCTTGACGATCTGCACCAATTCATACTCGATATCCTCGCCGTCAATATCGGCGGCAAGGATGGAGTAGAAGCGTTTCCGCGCCTCAATCTCCGTGTCGAATTTCTGAATGGAATTGCTCTGCTTGCCAGTAGACTTAGAGAAGAAAACTCTGGTTACAAAGTACATGGTCAAACCTCCTTGACGATATCAAATTCAATTGTGGTAGTGCCGCCCATTGTGCCACTAATAACCAGTTCACCCGCCGAAGTAGTCCAAGTAACCGCGCTGGTGATAACGGAGGAATCGCCAAACTCCATGTTGATAATGCGATGGTCTGCCGTCAGCCATGAATAGCTGAACGTTGTCGGTAGCGTGGACAATTGAGCGGAAACATGACGCACACGATAGGTATTGAGGTCAGAGACATTGCTCTCGATCTCGGTGATGTGTTCTTGTACCGATCTCGCATCATTTGTAGGGATGTTGGTAGCCGTCACAGCCACATTGCCGTTGCCGTCCGGGGAAACGCTATTGACCGTACTCACAGCGCCAGAGCCGTTAACCCCCATAAAACCGACAGAGTAGGAAGTCACTTCCGTCTCATCATTGTAAACAAGCCGTGTGCGCGTCCACAGATAGTTGCCGGGAGGCACAACAGGGACGGAAGATTGCCAGCTACCCTCTGGGACAACAGTGCCGCTGGACGATGCCATATAGCCAACGCTCTGGCTGACAATGCGGCAAGGATCGCCAGTATTGCCCTTGTCACCTTTCCACTGATACCAGTCATAGGCGGAATACGTACTCGGCGCGGTTGCCGAAGTGCCGTAGTACACGCCGATATAGTTATCCGGCGTATCGGTCATGTCCGCATCAGAAGTCGGGAGGTCGGCGGCGTACTTAATCCAGAAGTACCACGAATCGCCTTGGTCACCCTTGTATCCGTCACGGATGGAGAACGTAGAAGTGGTTGCATCGGCATAGTGGATGGTAGCGGTGTGTAGCTGTCCGTTGCCGCTTGTGCCGCTCGTTTCCCATGTAATGGACTGGATACCGCCGTGACCGTCTGCATAAGCGGTCATCCAGTTAATGAGAATTTGACCAGTCAGCTTTTTCGCGGTGGAAGCCTGCTCCAACACAAATAAATCTGCGGGTTGGACAGAGGTTGCCGCTACAAGATCGGATATCTGTTTATCAGCCATTGTCACCATCCTTTCCAACAATGGCCTCAATTGCCATCATGCACCCAAGCAGAGTGTCCACATTAGTGCGGCCTTTGACTTCTACTTCGTCCAGTTCAGCCAACAGGCCGCGCAATTCTGCGATTGCCAATTCAATATGCTGTTCGCTCACGCCCAAGGAAATGAGCGCGGGAATCAGCTGTTTGAGAGTAATCATGCTTACCTCCCAAGGTAATAGATTGTCACGCCAGCGATTGTAGCGGATTTCCAGCCGGCCGTTGATTGTCCAACACTCAACGTGCGACAGCCAAGGGAATCAGCGGAACAAATGCCAGAGCATGACAGGTTACGCTTTACAAAAATATCACGCGCCGTGAAGTATGTTGGATATGAACTGGGTGAAGAACTTGCAGTTGCCGCACTGTAATTGTACCCGCTTGCCGCGCCACCGCTCCAATAAGAGCCGTTGCTATAGGCACTCTGAGCACCGCTTCTCAACGCCCCCGCTGTGATATTAGAGCCACCAATATTCAAAGTGCCAGTCAAAGTGATGTTGCTGGCACTTATGTTTGTAGCTGTCACAGCCCCGGAAGAATTGACCTTAAACGCCTGTCCAAGCTGAATGCCATCCGTGCCGACATAAACGCCACGGCTTTGTGTGCCGCCGAAGCTTGATATGCCACTCCAAATCGCAGAAGCCTTGATGTTAAAATCACCGATCTTACCGCTCGTCGCTTCAACCTCACCGCTGACTTTCAAGCCGCTTGCCGTGACAGCCATGACCTCTTGACCATTGGCATACCATCTGTGCGCGTCTGATGTCAGACTCCACCCAAAGGACGATTGCTCACCGCCTGTCTGCGAGACGGACGCATCGATGCGGTCATTCGCTATGATGAGCGAGGCTTTCACATCATTAATCTGGCGAGTAAACTTTCGCTCTTCGGGGGATTCGTACTGATACTCATGGTTGATCTCCTCGTCATGAGGCGCGGAGATATTGGCAGACATTAGCCGCCCAAATTTGCGGCTCCGCGAATAAATGCCGCCATAAGTACCGCGAATGTTCGCCGCGTCGCCGATCTCGGCAGCTGGATCGAGCAAAGCGTCTTGAGCGTCATATGGTTGATATTGATACCCGCTCAAACTCTGCAAGATGTTCTCTGCCATCTCTTGCGTGGCAAACGGATTCGTCAGTTCAAGCGTGCGGCCTGTGTCATCTCCCACCTCGATGGCGGTCTCGTCATCCGTGTGGATGATTACCTTTGAATAGTTTGAAAACTGCGGCGAAATATCGAGTGCAGATACACGCCGTCCTAAACCGACTACATCACTCAATTTTTCGCCCCCTTAAACAAGAATTCTGTCACCGCCAAAGGTAATCGCGTCACCCTCCTGGTCGATGAGGTAATTTGTCTCCGGCGGGAGTTCGAGCATCGAAACAAGCCGCAGCTCTCCCTCCTCGTTCATGATGAAACAGCCGACATACATGGACGCGATATATCCCAGCACCTCGCGGAGCGTGTACCCTGTCGGCAATGGGATCGTGTATGCCTTATCCATGAGCGCATATGTCCGCTCGTCCACTTCCACGCCGATGATGGACGCAATCTCCGCGACCATCTGCGTGTCCGTGCTGTCGCCGGTAATCGTAGACGATTCAAACGCTTGCTCTGTTTTGAGCATCGCGTCGAAGCCGTGAAGCGTTAAAACAGAGAGACCTCTTTCATTAACCGACCGCTCTCGCGTGTCGATCATAAAAACGCCTTGCGGCAACCATTCACTCTGCTGTGTTGCGTTGCACGCTCTCACCTGTGGGCGTAGCGTCGCCATGTTGGGAATGCTCTCGCCGGGATCAAGCATCTTCACGCTGATTTCACCAGCCACAGCCGCGCCGAGCGTGGGAGAGCCTTGGAACATCTGCAACTGCGTGCTGACGGCAAACAGCTGCCGCTCTGAGAATGTTCCCACGCCGTCGATGATCAGGCGAGTCTCAAACCAATGGTCATCAGCAATGATGCTTTGATAAAGAGCCGATGTTGTCTGCATGGCTCACCTCTCCCACAGTTCGACAGACAAGCCGTTCCAATATTCAACGCCGTTCACATACTTGACCATGAGAGACGATTTCCGTGCGGAGTATTTCATCTCCAAGGTCTGCTCAACGCCGAGCATCGGGTCATCGAATGTCCAGGTGACATACGGATTCGCCGATGGGAACAGCGACAGCACCGAAGCCAGTTGCTCCCGCGTCAGCGCGATAAAAGGCACCGTTAGATGCCATCTATCGCGGATCTTCGCGGAGTAGTCCGTGCCGTCGAGCGCGGTAATGGTTTCGCCATACTGCGGCTCTTGTTCGGCGGTGTAGCCGTAACCGACAAGAGCGGTCAGATCTGTGCCGTTGCATATTGCTTTCATGCCAAACCTCCCGCTCTCGCCATGCGGCGCTGTCTCACAGTTACGGAGTCTGTGATCTGCTGCCCGTCGAGGTACAAGTCATATTTCATATTGCGGAGCGCATCGATTAGCTGCTCCATAATGCCAATGTTGTCCGTAGGCTGTGCGGCGTTGAACATCGTCGCAGGCTGCACATCCGGGATCGCGGCGTTGGACATCATCTCGGCAGAGGCGCGGATCGGCGCCAGGTTGTCTTCAATACCCTCGGCCATGCCAGCGGGAATCCATTGTCCAACCTCATCCGCCATGACTTTAGACGGAGACGCGATACCGAGCGCGGCCTTTGCGGATCTCCACGCACTCGACGCCATTTCCTTGATGGCATCCCACAGGGCGCTTGCCATGCTGCCAAGGCCTTGAATGATGCCCAAAACAATCTGTTTGCCGATCTCCCACCAATCGACCTGCCCAAACGCACGGAAGACAGCCGATATAATCTCCGGGATCTTGCCAAGCAGCTGCGGCAAGCCTTGAGCGAGGCCAACAGCGAGCTTCGCAATCAGCTGAATGCCACTTTCCACGAAAGACGGCAGATGCGCGAGAATGATGTTTACAAGTCCCATAATCAGCCCAGGCACTTGAGGAGCGAGATTGCCGAGCATCGTCAGCACATTGTTGGCAAAGTTACCGACGGCTTCAGACATATTGGCCATTGCGGTATCAAGCCCCTCGCCAGTAGTCAAAGCCGCCATCACATTCTCCCAGCTTGCCTTAACAGCACCCATCGAGCCTGTGAGCGTGGTCTTTGCTTCGGCGGCGGCGACTCCTGTCAAGCCGAGTTCGCCCTGGATGACATGAATCGCGTCATACACATCGCCGAGATTGTCGATGTTATACTCAACGCCGGTGATGGCCTGTGCATCTGCAAGCAGACGCTCCATCTCTTCTTTCGTGCCACCATAGCCCAATTTAAGGTTATCGAGCATGGTGTAATTCTGTTTGGCGAAGCCCTGGTAGGCCGTCTGGATACTCTCCAGCGGCGTACCCATCTTTGCGGCATTATCGGCCATGTCCATGATTGCGGTATTCGCCGCGCTCATTGCGGCTTGCGTGTCGCCGCCGTATGCCATTTTTAGAGCCGCGCCAAAACTGACGGCCTGTTCTGCATAGCTGTTCGCGGAAATACCCGCTTGAGCTGCTTGCATGGCAAATTCCTTTGCCTGTCCGGCGGCGTCACCGTAGATGGTCTCAAGGCCACCGAAGCTCTGTTGCAGATTGCCGCCAGCCTCAAAGGCTTGTTTTACTGTATCGCCAACAGCGGCGCCAATGCCGAGTGCCGCGATACCGCCGAGAAGTTTTTTACCGAGACTCGCGCCAGCTCGTTCAGCACCGCCGCCGCCACCACTCAAGATTCCCTCAATTTTGCCCTCTATGCCGGGGGCTTTGGGAACGATATTTACATAAGCTGTGCCAAGATCAGGCATCGCTATTTCCTCCAATCACGGACGCTCTCCATGCGTTGAAATCGTCCACAGAGTCAAAGCCTTTGCTTGCATTGGTTTCGCCCAACAGCAGAGCGGCTATTGATTGCGGACGATTGCGGCCTTTCACACCGTCATCTGATTGCATCCAAACGAGCATCCGCACCGCGTCAGCAATGTGAGCGAGGAGCGCCGTCTGTATGTCTTCTTTCGCGCCGGAGAGCTTCTGCTTGATGCGTGACGAGGGTCTCAAGCCACACGCAAGCCGTGCCGCCAGCCGAGCCGGTAACGCTCTGAAGTTAAGAATGTGATACGTTTCTGCAAAATCGCACACAAGCGCATCCTCATCTGTCGCCACCATCAGAGCAAGAAAAATCAGTTTTTTTCGGCGTCCTTTGCTTGCATGATTTCCTCAAGCGCCTTTTCCAGTTCGGCGCGAGGCACGCGGCCATCATGCTCTTTGCCGATATGGTCATAGAGCTGTTTCTTGAGATCCTCGCCGAGAAGCATGGTTAAAAGTTTGGACGCTCCGGCAATCTTATCGAAAGGCGGAGCGTCCGGGTCAACCACAACAGCGAGGACATCGACGAATCGCATATCGTCCAGCCGAGTCTCGTCATACTCATACTCAAAGCCGGTCGAAGTCTTGCCTTTAATCATCGGTTATCCTCCTTTAGTGGTCAGGTCGTGGAAATGTATTCGTAGTGCGTATTGCCCTCGCTGTCCGGCAGGCAATCCAGCGTCACCTCATAGCCAACGGCTTCATCGTCCTTGTAAACAATGTCGCCGAGTTCAGACAGAGCGCCGACAGGGATGACAGTACGCTTGAGCGCACCGCCACGGAGGGCGAAGTCGATAACGTAGACATAGTTTTCGAGTTCGGCAGCGTTCGCCTTGACGGAGATCGTGCCGTTGCTGACGGTCACGTTGTCCGCACCATAAACGCTCTGAAGCACATTGGAATTGAGAGACTCAAGGAAAGTGAGCTGGAACGTATCGGGCTTTTCGGTGCTGACGATCAGCACGGTCTGCCCACCCCAGGCGCGGATCTTCTCCGTCTCCGGGCTGTTGCTGTTGGTCACGCCGTCTTCGCTGATGTAGCCCATGTCCACAAAAGCGGAGGCGAGAGCCGTGGTGGCATCAGTAGGCAGCGTGGTGCCGAGAGGAGCGCGGTAAACCGCACCCGCCACTTTCGGCTTGCCAGCACTTACTTTGTTGGTAGTAGGCATTTAACCTTTCCTCCTAATCGTAATAGACCACATCGAAAACGGCTTGATAGCGGCAACGCTTTCGTGTGGAGTCGGTATAGTTGTAATCGCTGTTGAGGTCACAGCTGCTGATGCTGTCGAGCTGCACGATGTTTTCCATCGCGGCCTTTACCTGATCATTGAGAGCTGCGGCTTCTGCGATACTTGACGCCCACGATTGAATAGCAATCGTTGCGGCGTCGATTTTGTTTGTGCGGCGACCGCCTGTCTTCTCCACCGTGACGAAAGACGCGGGAGGATTAGACGGCACAGCGCCGGAGACCGGCACATTGAGCGCCGCGCCCAGATATGCGATGATAGTTGGCTCAATCACAGATTCACGCCTCCCGCTGCTTTGAGTAGAGTGTTGTTTTCAGCGTTGTCTTTCCGCGCTTCTCTTGTTTTGGCATGGACGGCGGCAATGCCGACAAAGCTGATTGGGTGAGCAGATTCGACCTCATAGCCGTTGCCAGCTGCTGAAGCTATCTGATTTGCCGCAGTATTCAGCACGCTCTGCATCTCATTACTCTTCATCAGCTGATTCAGCCCAGCGAGATCCAACTTGAATCGTACCTTTTCAGCCATCGCGCTCCACCCGGACTTTCTTGTGCCAGGGCGTGGGAATGTTGGACTCGATGCCTTGGATCGTCATGCCAAATGTGCGGTATCTGCCGCCCCAAAACTCGACAATTGTGTCTTCCCAGTTGTGCGTGTCGCCCTTTGGGATGCCGAGCATATAGTCGATCTTCTTGCCGTACAGAGACAGCGTGCTGTCGATCTCTTCGGTTGTCGGTTGCCCAATCAGCACATTTTCGACAGTTTCGGTCGCATCAGCGAAAACAGGATTGTTAAACGCATCAACGCCGGTCTGCGTCTTGATGTGCAGAATAACGGAGACCCCAATCATATCGAGGCCTCCGTCTTCTTCGGCGCGAGTTCCTGAACAGGGCTATATGAGCCGATCTTGTTGGAACAGCCGAGCAGCGTGCGGTCAGCTTTGCCGATATACAGCTCACCTGTCGCGCCGCCGCTAACTGTCCAGCTCTGCGAGTAACCAAGACCGCTCATGCTCCCCTGACTCGC